AAGAATCTTATGACATCACCTACTGCTGGTGATCCTGGAAGTGTAATAGTAAATCCGCCGCCGTTAGTATCACAGAATATCTGTTCTCCTGATGCCGCTGAATACGTTGTACTAACTGTCTTAGCACTTAAAGTACCCACTGGTAACCATGCTGATTGATCGGAACTATAAAGTTCTAACACACTTAAATCTGTGTTAAATCTTAATGCTCCTGAACCTGCATTAGTAGTTCTTTGTGCTGTAGTTCCAAAAGGGACAGTTAAACCTGGTGAACCTACTGATATTCTTCTTCCCATTGCTTTATCCTATCCTTATGTTATGCCGCCGGTACGGCTGTTTCAATACCCATAACCATTGAGGTTACAGATGCTTGATCTGACCTTACCACAACTTTTTTAGTTGCGTCAATTACAATACCAGTTCTCTCTAGTACACCGTTTGGACCGATGGAAACGTCATACTCTAAGTATTCCGCCGCTCCTGGAGTATCTCCAGTACTTGTTGACAATCTAATGTTTGCTGTATTTGAACCTCTATTACAAAAGTTCACAGTAATAACACTATATGTATCAGCAGGTACCGTATAGATAGTAGTATTTGTATTTGCTGAAAGATCGCTTGATCCTAAAATTCCTGATGCCATTTTATTACTCCTATGTTAGTATTTAGCCATTATGTTTTACTTGTTAAAAAGAACGCAAATGCAACTGGACTTCCACTTACACCGCCGTTAAAGTTCATTCCCGTAGTTACAGTAATTGGACTATTATCAGTTGTACCTATTGTATTCCCTGTAATATTTATTTTACCTGCTGTAACTGCGTTAACGTTCAGGGAGCTACTACCTCCACCAATCTGTGAATTGATGTATGTAATAATTGCCCTTTGTGTCGGAACAACGTTATCTGAACTAGCACTAAATGTACCATCTGTACTAAATTCATTAATAACAGCGCCGCCTTGTCCTAGCCCAACTGCGCCTAGTGACAATTCTTGTAGTCCTGCTAAACTGAATGCACTTGTATTCAAGCTCGCAGATCCTGTTGATTGTTCAACGTTGAACAATCTACCTACTCTAAAGTTACCATCTTGGTCTGTACTTGTGTAGAAAATTCTACCACCACCAGCTTCAGTAACTTCATCATTTGGATCGTTAGCAACGGACGGAGTTCCTGGGTAATTAGTACTTGCAAAGTTACCTGTACCAATATCTAGGAAGTCATGTCCTGTTAATCTTACCTGACTAAATCGTTTTCTTATTGTAATATTAGTGCCATGCTCTGGAGAAGTTTCTACTCCTAAGTCTGGTGATACTTGTAAGTTTGCAGTATAGTTACCTGCACTACCTAACAGTTCTCTAACAAACACAATTTTAAAGAATCTAGGATCATTATCAAGTTGTAAGTTTGCACCTTCAACTGGAACTTCACTCATCCCATAAACGTTCATAAATTGTGCTGATTGATAAATGTCAGCATATCCATTTCCACTAACTGTACCGCTGGCTGTTTCAAAGTCTGTACCTCTTGCAGTCCAAGTCGGCTGTGCTAATACACCGTCACCAATTCTAGTTTGCCATGGAACTTCAGTAGTTTCACTTGGATCAGTAATTGTTAGTGTAGGAGGACTTGTATATCCGCTTCCTGGATTAACAATATAGAACTGTGTAATTCTTCCTGTTGTTACTTCGGCTCTAACTTGTGCGCCTGTACCACCGCCGCCAACTACTTGGATTCTTGGTTCAATACTGTATGCTGTTGTAGCATCTAGTGTTGCCGCAATTCCATTTGTTGGGTGCCATGTTTCCCAGCCTGCCGCATTATCACTTTCTTTTGCAATACTTGCAACTTTAGTACCAGGATTGTATGCACTAATAAATCCATACTGTCCTGCACCTGTACCTGCTGTAATAACAACTCTCATACCTACGTATTTTGTGCTGTTTGCTGTTTCAGTGTTTGATAATGTAATACTAGTTGCGTTACCACCCTGTGCAGTATTTTCACTGCTAGAGTAACCTCTACCACCAATTGAATCTGCATCATTAAACAGTCCATCGCTGTTAGTATCTTTTTCATTATATGTAGATCCGTCATCTGGGTTACGTAGTCTAACTTCATACAATCCACCATTTACATAGTTTCCGTTTGCTACTACTGCACCATATCCGTCTCCACTAATAGTATAAGTTGAGCTTGAGTATTGATTACCAGCGTTAGTATATTCAAAGTGTATAATTTGATTACCGTCTGTTAATGCTCTACCAATTTGTGCTTCAAGTTTTCTGTTGTTCACACCACCAGTTGTTGGAATCTCAGTAACGTCAATAAATTCTGATACTGCACCTTTGTCACCGTATGAACAGTTACCATTAGTACCACGTATCTTACCGCCGTTTTCTGCAAGGTAACCAATATGTGCGTAGTATGAGAACACTGATACAAGTTCTGCTCTACCTAAGTTTGTTACCCACGCACCAATACCATCACTTAAGATCTGTGTAAAGTCGTTTGCAACAATAGAGTCATTACCACCGTTGTGTAAATTTCCGTCAATTTTTAATCCTACACAACCAGTACCAAAGTTTGTTACACCTTGTACATATGGTGAACGTGTTGTAATCCATACACGATCATCATCTGGTCCCCAGCCTGGATCTAATGAACAATATGCTCCTGCTGTTGGACGTTTACTTCCATAAGCGTTTGCAGAACCTAATGTTCCTGTTAATCCACCTAGTGTTTGGTTTCTAATACCTGTACCATCTCTTAGTAAGTACATGTTTTCTGTAGTAGAACCATTTACACTATTACCGTAGTATAGTCCCATCATTAATGTTGCGTAGTTACTTCCTTCACCTGTTCCGTGAATTAAATCGTAAATGAATGCATCTACATAATAGCCTACATCTCTTTCACATTTTGCTTCATTAAAAGTATATGCAGGATAGTTTACGTTGATATATTTTGTAACATCACGTCCAATAAACGCTTTGTTCAAATGCAATATTCTTGCCGCCGCAAACTTATCTTGGTCATCTACTCTTGCATTTACACCTCTAAATGTTGGTGCAGTACTATCGCCTGATGCTCCGTTTACTTGATAATCAATTTGATCATATAGTTCTTGTGCTAAGTTTGTTACATATGTAGACGATGCTGAAGTACTCCAAGGCTTACTAACATTCTGTGTAAGTGTGTTACCAGTTTGTCTTGTAATACTTGTACCTTCAATTATGTCATCAAGTATTGATTTCATATGTAAAATACCAGCTAGTGAATATGTTGTATCACTTGACTGTGTTTGTTGCCCTGCTGGTTCTACTCTTGTACTACGTAGTTCGTCACCAACAATAGCTGTTAGCTCTGGAACTCTAATTGGTAGTACTTCAGTAAATGTTCCTGTTTTAACATAGATAACTTTGTGTGTTTTCTTTGCTGTAGGAACTGTATAACCTGCACCTAGTGAAACAGCAGAAGTAATAACAGCCATACTTGCTGTTAACTCTGTTAATACACCTGCTTCTGGTGCTCTAGTAGCATCTTTGATTTGTAAGTATCTATCACCTGCCGCTACACCATCTAAATCTTGATAGTCTGCTGGAGGTGTTGCACTGTTAATTACATCTTCTGCTAGATCAATTACAAAGTTAAGTGCCGCAACGTTTTGTGATTCTGAACCTGTTGTAAAGTAATCTGGACTTACATTGTCTTTCATTGCTTGTGCAACTCTAACAGTATGTACGTTTCCGCCGTGTTTAAGATCTAATACAATACCATCTAAGGCAAAGCCTGCAATTCTTTGGAATTTTGCTTCGTCAAAAGCAAAACCAATAAAGAACGGTGATGTCTGTGTAATAATTTGTCTCTTAGCCCACTTTGCAGTTTCATATGCAATGAACATTCTGTTTTCTTCTAACAGTGAAGCCGCATTTGGATTCTTAGGTCCGTTTTCAATTGCCTCACATGCGTAACGAATTGATTTCCAAGGGCGATCAAGTGTTGCTCCTGCTGTTGGGAACTTTTCACTTGCACCGTTAGTTGCAACATAATAAACATCTGGTGTTAATCCAAAGTCTTTCCATTCAGGTATTCCACTTGCACTTACACTTAATACTTGACCTTCTGAGCCAATTGGTAATCTTGCAGGTCCTGATCCTGAACGATAAAGTAAATCACCTTGAGTTGTTATTGAACTTTCTTCTGCACCACTTGCTAGTGTATTCCAATGTGTTCCGTCATCTACAGATGGTTTATTAGAACCACTTGATGTGTGTGCAAGGATACAAATATAACTTATTAAACCTTCACGTACTGTATCACCTGCATCATATAATGTAGCATTTGTCCAACCGTTTTTCCATTCAATACCTTGGTTAAGTCTTGACCAGTATGTAGTGTTAGGTGGGCGTTGGTTTTGGTTATCAGCAATAGCTAGGTAAGTATAACCACCTAGTCTAACAACGTCACCAATTCTGTAATCTTGGTTACTTGAATCCTCACCCCAGTCGCCTCTATTATTAAATCCTGAAGTTACAAGATCGTACTTACTACTTGATGCTGGATTTTCTCCATAAACATTATCGTTAGCAACATATTGGTTACCACCGTAAGTTACAAAGTCACCTGGTTGATATCTTTCAAATGGATTCCAAGTATTTTCAAATTCTAATCCTGGAACAAATTTTTCCCAGTTAGCAATATCAGCTTGTAGTGTTCCTAACTGTGAGTCTGGATTTGTAGCAACTGATGTATGATGTGTTGTACAAATGTAAAGTGTTGCACCAAACATAACAATGTCGTTAACTTTATAACGTGTTACATTAGTCCACTCACCTAAATATTCAAAACCTTTATTTAAATAATCCCACTTTGATTGATCTGCTTCAAGTCCGTTTGCGGCTGTAGCATTTGAAGTATGTCCTGTGTTACAAACGTATAGTGTTCCACCATACTTAACAATGTCATTAACTTTATAACGAGTTGATATTGCCCAGTTTTGCTTCCAATCTTGACCTTCGGAGAATAGGTCCCATTTTAAAATATCGTTTTCAAGTCCTAATGCATTAGTGGCCGCGGCAGTATGACCAGTGTTACATAAGTAAATGTTTCCACCATATTTTACTAAGTCGTTTGCTTTATAAACTGTTCCAGCTACCCAGTTGTCTTTCCAGTCAATTGATGTAGCAAACTGATCCCATTTACTTTGATCAGCTTCTAGTGTTGCTTGTGCTGTGTGGCCAGTATTACAAATGTAAATAATACCACCGTATCTTACGATGTCATTTATTTTGTAAAAAGTACTTGTTGACCAATCACTTTGCCATTTTGTACCGTCACTGAATAAGTTCCAGTGTGATGCGTCTGTGTAGAAATCAGCACTTGAAGTGTGTCCCTTCACTGCAACGTAAGTACGTCCACCGTATCTAATTACGTCATCTTTCAGGTACGCGGTGCCTGTTGTCCACGAGTCCTTCCAAATAAATCTAATTCTACCTAGCTTAAATTCTGCCATTTTTTGCTCCGTTCTTGATATTATACATATTTATCATTATCCGTTAAAGTCATCTCGTTCAACTCTTCCCGACATAAACATATTCAGTGCGGCTAATCCACCGCCTAATGGTCCGTTTACAGTAAAGGTTGGTGCTATTGATGCCATTGCGTTTGGATTATTTGCACCAGCTGTGTTAGACATTGTAGTATCTTCAAATACAAGTTGACCTGCTGTTAGTTTGTTTGTAAACAAGTTAGATCCACCACCATTAAATCTGTTTTCGATGTACAGCTTCAATGCTCTTTGTGTTGGAACAATATTGTCTGAGTTAGCAACAAAAGTGTTATCAGTACTAAATTCTCTAATAACAGCCTGTGTTCCTCCAACTCTAATTCCACCAAGTCTTAACTCGTCAAGTCCTTCTAAGTCAAAGAAGTCTGCACTTAGAGTAACACCACCTTGTGCTTGTGAAACTCTAAATAGTTCACCAACTCTATAGTTACCATCTTGGTCTGTGCTTGTGTAGAATACTCGTCCGCCATTTGATTCAACAACTTCATTTGCTTGTCTTGTTTCGTTAGCGGCTGTTTGTCCAAATACGTAAAGTCCTGGATAGTTAGTATTAGCAAAGTTACCAGTACCAATATCTAAGAAGTCATGTCCTGTAAGTCTACAGCTACTATAACGTTCACGTATAGTAACTCCAGTATTGTGTATAGGTGCTAATGCTCTTCCTAACACCGGACTAATTTGGAATGTTATTTCAATATTTGGTGCAGTTCCACTTGATGATGTAACTTTAACCAATCTGTAAATTGTATCACTACCTGTAAATCTTACGTTTGCTCCAGGTCCTGGAATTAAACTTAATCCTTTAATTCTCATTGTGTTACCAATTTGTAATTCTTCTCCAAAACCGTTACCAGCTATTGTAACAATCGCACTTTGATATCCTGTACCTCTGTTATAGAATGTTGGCTGTGGTAATACACCGTTGTTAACATCAACAACATAATACGGCTCGCCATATTCTTCTGGATCTTCAATAGTTACTGTTGGTGGTGTAATATATCCACTACCTGGATTGTAAATATTAAACTGACTTAGTTTTCCGTTTACAACTTCAACTCTAGCAAATGCTGTTGCACCACCAGTAATAATATTTCCTACTGATCCTGCATTTGATAACCCTACCCAAGCCGGCAAGTTATTTCTAATTCCGCCTGCTACAGATGTTAAGTTGCCTGTAACTTCTCTTATAGTCCAGCCATAACCGTTGTCTGAGCTTAGTGTTGTTCCTGTAGAACTTACTGCTAAGAATACACCTTGTGTATATCCTACTTTCCAATTTTCTCTACCTGAGTCACCTACTAATTGTGAGTCTGACCAAGTAGTACCAGTGTCACTGTAAATAATTCTGTCTGACTGGTTCATTGTTGCAACCCAACAATTATTTCCGTACATTAAGTCGCTGTATACTTCTGGTGAGCTAGGTGTCACTGCCGCTCCAGTATTCCAAGTTATACCATTGTCTGTTGAAATAACTGTAGTACCGTCTTCTGCAAGTGCAATCCATTTGCCTGCACCGTACGCTAATCCTACCCAAGCTGTATTAGTACCGCCAGTTGCTACTGTAGTCCAGTTACCTGATGGAACTTGTGTTGAGTCTCCACCTGTTTCTAATGTATTTTTGTAAATGTTTGCACTACCTGTTGCAAGTGCCATAATAGTATCGTAATTAGGTCCACCTAATGCAACATGCTTCCATGTTGTACTTGCTGGAAGTGTTGAGTGGTCAAAGTTAATACCATCATTTGAAAATACTAGTCTGTCACTAGCATCTGCTACTGCCGCTATAAGCGGACCAGTTTTTGCAAAACCTGACCAACTTAAACTGTAGTCTGATAAATCTCTGTTTGTCCAAACTGCACCGTCTGTTGATACATAAAAGTCGTTCGTTCCACTAGGAGCATAGTACCACATACCAATTGAATCACTATATCCTATATCAAGTGCACCTGTTTGCACACTTGTATTTGTTTTTCCAAATACTGGACTTGATACTGTAACTCTTGGCTCGTAAAAGTAAACTGTTGTTGCAGTTAATGCTGTTGCATTTAATTTTCCAGGAACAATATTGTCCCAGCCTGGAGTGTTTGTAGATTCTTTATACACTGTTGCAGTAAATGTAACAGGATTATAATTTTGAATCCATCCATATTGTCCTGCACCAACGCCTTCAGTAATAAGAATACGCATTCCTAATAATTGGGCTTTTGTTCTTGTCTCTGAAGCCGCTAAAACTATGCTTGATAAATCTCCGCCTTGTGCTGAGTTACCAAAAGACTTAAATCCTCTACCACCAACGTTTGTACTATCACCTGGTAATTGTAAATCAATTTTTGACACAGCACCTTGTCTAAATTCATCAAATCTCATATCAAGACCTACACCTGATGCTTGAGTAGTTGATGCTGTTGCTTGTGTATAAGTTTGTCCTGTATTTTTGTATGCTAATGCAAGTATTGAAGTACCAGTTGACCAAACTTCATCTACTGTTGCTTCTCCACTTTGGTTGTTAACTGTAGCTGTCTGAGGAGTCTCTGTTGAATCAAATCCTTCAGCAACACTACCAAATGTTCCATAAGAGTTGTTACCGTTTGTTGCACGTAAGATACCACCATTTTCTGCAAGGTATCCAATGTGTGCATAATAGGTAAACACTGATACAAGTTCTGAACGTCCTCTGTTTGTAGCCCAGTAACCAATACCATCACTTAGTACCTGTGTAAAGTCGTTAGCCACAATAGATCTGTTACCTCCGTTGTGTAACGATCCATCAATTTTCATACCAACACAGTTTTCACCTATTGTTGTTACACCTTGTACATAAGTTGATCTACCGCCTGCAATACGTTTCATGTTTACTGCACCTGCTGATGCACTCTTAAACAAGTGTGCAGAAGTGTTTGAACTAATTCCTACATTCATTGTAATAATATTACCGCTTACATTTGTAATTTCAATGTTTTTGTTTGCATAAGGATCTGTTGCTCTAGGATAAGGATGATCAGTAGCATGACTGTCCATAGCACATGTCCATACTAAACTACCTGTATCAATAGTTACTGTATTTCCAACTTTAATATTGTGTGCCCAGCTAACTGCATTTGAAGTAGCAGATTGGAATCTATGTTCATATTCTCCGTCTGGATTGACTCCAACATTAATTGTAATACTTGTATCTGTCTTTGCAACAATTTTACGTTTTTCTCCGTAAATAGGATCTGTTATTCTTGGATATACATGGTCAGTAGCAAAATTATCTTTAGCACATTTAAAAGTCATACTTCCGTTAGCTATACTGACTTCTTCTCCTACTGCTAATCCATGTGCAGTACCTAATTCCATTTTCATAATACCAGTTGCAGGATTATATGTTGTTCCTGTTGTTGGCGTATATTGTGCAGTTGGTAATGTTAATGTCATTACTCCTGTTACAGGATTATATGTACCTGCTGTTGGTGTGTATTGCATATTGTTTACGTTTGCAATCCAAACACTTGTATCGTCTGGTCCACTACCTGGATCTAATGAAACAAATGCTCCACCAGTTGGTCTGCTTGTTCCGTAATCATTTGGTCCTACTAATGTACCTGTTAATCCTTTTAAAGTACAGTCTCTAATTCCGCAACCGTTTCTAACATAAAACATATTTGATAAGTTGTTAGCTGATGGAATAGTCAATGGTGTTTGTGCTTGAGGTACTCCGTGTAAATAAGTTTTTTCGCTTAGTACTACATCTTGATCTGGTATAGCTGGTCTAATTGTTGTTGTTCTAAGTTCTCCACCTACTAGTGCTACCTTGCTAGGAATACTAATTGGTAGTATTTCTGCAAATTCACCTGCCATACATTTGACTGTTGCTCCTGTACCAACTCTAGCACCTTCGTCTGCTAAAAGATAATTCATTGCGAATCGTATAGTTCTAAATGGAGCGTTTATTGATCCACCTGCTGTTGCATCATCAACACCGTTAAGTGAAACATAATATAATTTTTGTTGGAAATCTAAAGTATCCCAAGCCGGCATACCATTAGTTGCTCTTAGTGCTTGTCCTGTTGCACCAATTGGTAAACGTAATGTATCAATTGCTGTAGAATCTTGATCTTGGAATGTTTTTAAATCACCTTTTCTTGCTAACTTGTTAGTCAATGTACCAAGTACTGCAACTTTCCAATAGTTTTGATCTGGTTGTTCTACATCTAAATCTGGTCTTGATGCTGATTCACTTGAACGATGATATTGTAAACAAGTATAGGAAGATCCTTCCCAGTTAACCATGTCACCTTTATAATATTCGATATTGTCTTCCCAGTAGTCACGCCATTGTCTGCCATCAATTACTAGTTCCCAATATGCTGGCCATGCATCAGGCTGTAAGTTTGTGCTGTCTTGGATAGCAATATATAAGCTACCTGAAAGACGTACTAAATCACCTGTTTTATAATCTACAAATGAACTTGCACCATCTTCGCCATTCCAGTTACCTCTAAACTTATAACCTTCAAATGTAACATTCCAGTCAGTTCCATATTGACTTGGTTTAAGTCCTACATTGAATGTAACTGCTTTGTAAATGTATCCACCATAAAGTACAGTATCGCCTGGTTGATAATAAACATTATCTCCCCAAACATTTTCATATTCGCTACCCGGTAAATATACTGCCCATTTGCTTGCGGCATAATCTGTGTTAAATCCACCTGCACCTGATGTTGCAGTGTGTCCTATTAAACACTTCATTAAGTTTGCGCCACGTTTTACAATGTCATTTTTCTTGTATCTGTATTCTGCTTGCCAAATACCTTGAATAGTTTCGTTACCATCTAGGTCAGTGTAAACTTTTGTTACATACTCAATACCATCAAGTTGTACTGCCCACTTAGCCTGATCTTCTTCTAATCCAATTGTAATTGAATCTGCTGATGTGTGTCCTTGAACACACTGATAAACAATACCACCATACTTAACAATATCATTAACTTTATATCTTGTTCCAATTGACCAAGAACCTCTCCAAGTATCACTGTCTGATAATACAGCCCAGTCTGCTTGGTTTGCTTCAAGTCCTAATAGTGTAGTTGCGGCAGAAACGTGCTGATTAACTGCTTTATAAACTTTACCGTTATAACGTACAAGATCGTTTGTTCTGTATAATGTGCTTACTGTCCAGTTGTATTTCCAGTCTGCTGATGAAACAGCAACTAGTGTCCATTTTCCAATGTCAGCAACTAGTCCGTCTGTACCTGAACTAAATGTAGCGGCAGATGTGTGTGATTCAGTACATTCGTAAATACTAGCACCATACTTAACAATGTTACCTATGGAGTAATGTGTGCTAACTGTCCATCCGTTTTTCCAACTTTTACCTTCTGATTGTTTTACCCATTTTGGTTCAGCTGGTGTAACGTCTGTACCTGCAACATCATTATAAAAAGTTCCTGCTGTATGTGTTTTTAATGCCACATACGTAAATCCTTGGTATTCAACCATATCATCAACGATATAATCGCTACCACCGGACCAAGAGCCTTTCCAGTTAAATCTAATTCTACTAAGTTTAAATTCTGCCATTTTTTTTACCTTTTACGTATTTAGTTATACTCCTGTCGGGTATGTATAATCCTCGTTAATTCTTGCTACTAAATTTCCGCTATCGTCAATATAGTAACTAATGCTTCTATTATCCCATCTAAACTGCTCATAATTTAGATTTGTATAAACTCTTTTATGGTTTACATCTCTACCTTCAAGAAAGTCTTCACCTTGTTGAAAATCTTCGAAGTTTTCTGCAGGGTCTCCCTCTACATTAATTTGTATGCTTTCGTGACTTTTTAATTGATCAACTTTAGCAATAAACAATTCACCTTCTGACGTTCTACGCAAACCGTAAAAATATCTTGCGTCAACTTGGTTAACCATATCTGCAAGACTTTGTCCTAAACTGGTATCACTCATTATACTATCTCCACTAAGCTAAGAATCACATCAAGCGATTCTGTTGTGTCCGATGTAACATATAAGGTATTTGTTGCATCTAGGACAATTTTTTCACCTTTACCTATAGGCTTCATTGCAGTATTTGGCGGAAGAGGCATTCCCTTAATCATATACCCAATGGAACTTGTTTCGTCACCAATTTCAATATCAACACTTACCATACTATTTGTTAAGTTGGCAATATTCATACCAATAATTGTTGTACTAGTTGCCGCTGGTGTTGTATACACTGCCACTCTCTGAGTACCAATTTCTTTGCCTATAATATTTTTAAAATTAGTTGCCATATTTCTTTCCTAAATTGTTAATGCAAGTTTAATTGCAATTTCCTCTGCATCGTTAAAAGTAACAGCACCAGTAGCACCTGCAACTGAAACCCAGTTATTACCTACATCGTATATTTCAACTCTGTCTTCAACAGTGTTGTAACGCATCATTCCAAGTTCTGGGCTAGGATGTCTATTTGCGTTATTTCCTACTGGAATAACAAATCCGCCTGTACCTTGAACTTTAAAATACCCTGTACCTTGTTGTTTCAACTCAGTAACAGCACCGTCTATAGTATTAGTTATCTGATTTCCGTTAAAACTAAAGTTTTCGATTGCTACATATCCGCTTCCATTTGCACGTAAAAGTAGGTTTTGATTGGTTGTAATTGTTTCTAAAACATTACCATGTACAGCAATATCGTCAACTTCTAAGCGTTTTGCATCAAATCTTTCAGCAGTAACGTCAGCTACAAGTGATCCACCAGCATAAAAGCGTAGTGTATCGTCATCAGCACCTGGTGTTATTTCAGGTGTAATATACGTATCTCTATCTTCGTCATATACTCCACCTAATGTATTCCATGAAGTTGTGTATGCTTCAAATACTGATGTGTCAGTGTTATAACGTATCATACCTGCTACAGGTGATCCAGGTCTCTGTGCTGTTGTACCTTTTGGAAGTACTAATGATCCTGTACTGTCAATTTTTACTGTTTCACTACTTGGATCTAAAACAATATCTCCGCCTGGGTTAGCAACAGTATTACCGCTTAATTGAATGTTGTCAATAATAACTTGTCCAACACCGTTAGTTGTTATATTAATATCACCGTTACTTGCTGTTGTAGTAATTGTGTCATTATCAATTACAATGTCATCAACAAGCACTTTACCAATGTGTGCTTCTGACCAATTTAATAATGATGTACCTAGTTTGTAAGTGTTATCTATATTAGGTATAATGTCACTGTCAATTCTTGCATTAATGTTTATAGTGTCAGTAGCTTCATCACCTAGTGTAATATTTCCACCTACTGTTACATTTCCTGTAACATCTAAGTTACCTGTTATACTAACATTATCTTGTAAATTAATTGTGCTAGTTGAACTATTAATATTAATGTCGCCACTAGTACTACTAATTGTGTTTCCACTAATTCTAATGTTACCACTTTCAACTTTTGTGCCGTCGATAATAGTTGTACTTGTACCATCTGTAAATGTAATACCTTGGTTATTATTGAATAAGAATTCTGCGTTTGTAAATGTTACTTCACCTGTTTCTTGATTAATTCTAAATAAGTCACCAACTCTAAAGTCGCCTTTGTGATCAACTGTGCTAAAGTAAATGTTAGCATCACTATTTGCAACTACTTCATTTGCTTGAATTACTGCGGTAGTATCATTTGTTACATCTTTTCCTGTGCCAATGTAAGCAAGGTTCATACCAATTGCATAGACAATACTTCCACTGCCAGTACCGTGAATTCCGTAATTACCATAAACACATGCACTTGCAATACTTCTAATTTCTCCTCCAAAGTCTGAATGATCAATTAATGTTAAACCTGTTGCTGTGCCGCCTGCACTAAAGTCAATGTCTTGAATAAATGTATCATCGTCAACTAAAATTTGTGAACCGTTGTCACCGTTGAAGTCTAATTTTAAAACTGTATACTGATCAACTACTGTTGGTGCAGTTGGATTGGCAAAACCACTAGAAACACCTACGCCTTTTCTAACTCTAAAGTCATCAATACGTCCGTTGAATCCTTGTGCGCCTGCATAGTTGTTTCCAATTACTAATGGCTTTGTAGTACCTAAGTTAGTATTATTACTTGCTGTTGCTTGTAATAAACCGTCTACAAAAAGATTTAATGTTGTACCAACTCTAGTAACCATTATATGATAATAAGTTGTATTAACTAATGTGATAGCAGGTTGCAATATAATAGTATTACCTATTGCAACTTTTGGTTGTCTATCTACAGTATAAAAATGCACTGCGTTGTCTGTGTCTGATCCTGCTCTAAAATCAAATTTACTTTCAGTGCCTAAATCATCTGCAATGTATATAACACATTCTACAGAAAAGTCACCTGTACCAAAGCCAAAGTCACTTGCAGTAGTTAATGTAAATCTATCATCTGTTCCATCAAACAGTCCCATACCAGTCCCGTACTTAACAGGAGCAGTCGTTGTTATCTGTGCATTACCAACTGCTGTTACAGTTTTCCTAGCTCTACTTAATGGTGTAATAAATCCATTTGCTCTACCATCAATAATAACTTCATTAGTAGCAACACTTTCAATAGTTGACTGTGCTAGTTGTGTTCCATTTGCATCTTTGAGTGTAATTGTTTGTCCAGCCGCAGGTGTTGTTCCTGCAAGCCCTGTATACTTTATTCTTGTTTTTCCGTCGCCTTTAAGACCAGCTGTACCTTCTAGTATTTCAATACCTTTGTCAGCAAAGTAAGTAAAACAATTTAACCATTCTACTCTTGCGCCGTTAGTAACTTTCAATCCACTTGCATTTGGTACAATAAATGTTACGCTGTGGAAAAGCATACTTGCTTCTCTTGAATCAGGATGTGCAACACTACCATCTAAGTATGCTCCGCGTCCTGCATCGCCTGATGCAAATCCTCTTGGATCAGTATTAGAAATTGTTGTTCCTTTTGTAATTACAGTTACGTTTCTAATGTATGGTGATCTTTCATAAACTCTAAAGTTGTTTGCAAAACGGAAAGCATGTCCTTTGTTTGCTCCGCTGTTATAATAGAAATCTTTAATAGTAACATCTTCAACTGCCGAGTCACCGTTCATCACAAATGCATCATTACTTTGTGTTCCGCTTGAAGGTGAAATTTCAACTGCACGTAAACTGTGTCCTCTTACAGTAACACCTTGTGGTACTGTTAATGGAAATGCTTCTTGATATTGTCCTGGATAAATGTAAACTGTGTCATGTATTCCTGCAAGCTCTAATGCTTTTGCAATAGTTGCAACTGGATCTTGAGGATGTGTTCCTGTTCTTGCATCGCTTCCATTAGTAGCAACATAAATTATATTTCCTGGTATACTGATCAAATCAATAGCACCAAAGTCTAGATCATTTGTTGTCAAAGTGTTTGTTGTTACGTTACCAAAGTTTCCTGTTGCCCAACGTTTTGTTGCAGTACCAATATTATAAGTGTTATGCACATCAGGCATAATATCACTTGCAATGTCTGCGTTAATAAAAATGTTATCAGTGTCACTGTCACCAATAGTAATATTACCATCAGCACTTATGTTTCCTGTAGCGTGTAAATTACCTGTAACTGTTGTGTTACCTACAATATTAACTACACCTGTACCATTAGCACGGATAAACAAATCTGCATTTGTATTTGTATTTTCTATAAATGTATTATTGATTTCTAAATCGCCTACAACAACTCTATTACCAACAATAGTATTGTCAGCAGTTGCAATAGCAAATTCTTGTGCGGAAGTTGAAATAGTGCTAGTTGCACCATTAATAGTTACGTTTCCAACTTGGAAAGCAGTATTTGTAATTTCTAGATCTGTTACTCGGGCAACGCCGTTAATGTCTAATGCGTATTGTGGATTCGTGGTCTTAACACCGATTCGACGGTTCGTTACATCCAAGTATAATAGGTCTGTCTCAAAGGCTAAATCCGTCCCATTACGTAGGAGGTTTTCCTTTAAGAGAG